TTATCCTAAATCCGTTCCCTTTACTTGCCCTTTATCTACAGACTGCTCAAGTTCTGTTTTCAAATCTATGTTTAAAATTATCTCATTTAAATCTATGAATAATATACTAAAAAGCATAAAATGCCCTTTTAGGTGTTCATAATCCTTATACTCTTCAACTTTAGGTAAAGTATAAACATTTTCCTTACTATTATAATTAATAAGACTTTTTAATATTTGTAGGGTCTGTTTTAATTGGAAAATTATTTGTAATTCTTTTTCTTCGAAGTACTTTAAGTCTTTAGTTATTTCTTTAATCAGATCATCTATATCATCAATTATATAATATATATTTCTTTTGTAATTTAATGATTTTACAAAATTCTTTATGTAATCTTCAATGAATTTAATTGTTTTAAACTCGCCTGTTCGCTTTTGCTTAGATGAATAGTTATCATAATATAATTCTTTTCTTTTTTTTATTAAATCCAATAAAAATTCTCTGCGCTTTATACAATAGAAATCACATATAAAATTATGTAAAATATTGAAGCTATCCAAATTCATTTTAAATAATGTTTTAACTCTTAAAATCGTTTCCTCCCTTTCTCTATTTTGTCTATCAATTTCAAGATTTCTAGCATTATCTCCGGAAATTTTAGCACCTAGATATGCACCACCAAATGTGGTGAATAGTCCTACAATCGATGTTACAATTTTAATAAATTCTTTCTTATCTTCAAAATTATATATAATAAATATCATTATAGAAGATCCTATAATCCCACTAAAAACACCTAACAAAACATAAAGTAGACACTCAGTTTTTTTATTAAATTTCATAAGTAAATAACCTCATTATAAATATTTAATGTAATTATACATTATTACTTCCAAATAAAAAACGCCACTCGTAAGTGACGTTTAAAAATTATATTTAACTCGCTCGCATGCAGACATATTAAATTTAAATTCAATCAAAAAAACTATTTAATTTTTAAAATAGCCATTCGCAAGCCATTTTCACTCAAATGGTCTTTAATCTCTATAAAACCAAAATCTTTATAAAAATCTCTTAATCTTTCTACATCTTCATACTCTACCCAAACATACGAACCAGCACTAATTTTTTGTACTTCATCAATCATTTCATATGCTAAAGTCAATAAATCTTTACCAGTAACAGCTTTTGTTTTCAAAGCATTCTCAGAGTAATTTTTACCAATTTGCGCTATCAAGAAACCTTGAATTAGTAAGTTTTCACTATTTCTCATTCTTTCACCTTTTTGGTTTAATCGACTTCTTAAATTATTAGAACATTTGCCTAACATTCTTTTAGTAAAAAGCAAAGGTTTGTTTGTTATAGTAAAGTAACCTACTAGAATTGGTTTATCTTGAAAAGTAGATATTACTAAATGAGTTCTTGAAAGACTTTGTTTATCAAAATTTATCGCTTTTGTTTTAAGGAAGTTTTCAACGTCTTGTGCAGCATTATTACCAGTCACCGAGATAGTCTCAAAAGTATTCAAAAATTCTTGTAATTGCTTTTCTTTTTCCTTTATTTCTTCTTTATTTCCAGTAAGAATTTCAGATAAAGATAGAATTTTTAGGGACACTTTTTATTAAAAACCTTCCAAAATAGAGTTTATCTCTTTTTCATTTTTGACTTTAGTTGCTTTAACTTGCGTTTTATTAACTTTTCCTTTATCATCACTACGATCCATTGCGTCAAGAAGTTTCTGAGTTGATTTTTTACTAAATTTGTAATCAGTAGTAATACTTATAGTAGCCATACTTCTCACATCTTCCCTTATATAGATATAAATTTTTATTTATCCTAATATTACATGTTCATTTCTAATCTACAACTATTGTAATCATATTTGACTTAAAGTTCAATATTTTTACTAAACTGTAAAAATTAAGTTAATATATTTTTAGGATTTAAATCCCCTTGATACTCATTGATTGCTTCGTTTTTAGCTTCCGTTTCACTATTAAAAATTTTTTGTCCCAAGCTCATATCCCCTTTTTTATGGGATATTTTTTGTAAAGAAAGATTATTATTAACTATTTTATCAATTAGCTCGTTATAATTAACAAAATATTCATCTTCCATTAGTACTAATTCAAAAGAAGGTTTTTTATCTTTTTTAGTAATTATTTCATTCAATGCTAATTTTAATATCAAAGTTTTATCATTCTCTTCTTTATAAGCTACGTAATAATTTGCTAAATGGTTAATACTATAATAATCTATAGAATTATTACATAGGCTAAAATTATATTTAATTTCTTCATAAGTCATAGTTCATACCTCCAGCATTTTATTTAATATATACCCTATTATTGTATAAATAATTGAGATATTATAAATTTAACCATTTACTAGAGAGAGTGAGATAATATGTTGTTTTTAGGAATATTTAACCAAAATGGCTATATGCATAAACATGGAGCAGATTTATTAGATAATATAAAGAATGATGTTGAAACAGTTAAAAGTAGTTTATCTTTGAAAGAAAAAAGTTCATCTCAATAATAAAATTAAATTTTAAAATGCTTACTAACATGTTACCAATTGGAAATGTTGCTTTATATAACTCGTGTAGTCCCAATTTAGGACTGCACCCGTTATTTTTATATTAGAAATATGCTTATGTATCGAAGCGGTTATTGTATTCACTTACCTAACACTGCATGCTGTGACACATGGGATAACGTTTTGTTCCCTCATTATTTAGATCAACTAACAAAGGGCGTCGTGTTTCCCTACTTCCTTTATCTAATTACTCATGTAGCTACTGTCACAAACCTTTACGTTAGCTCATGTGCTAAAATACTTCGAAATTGTATTTCTCACTACGCAAATATATAAGTTAGACAAGCCACATTTGGCTTTTCAGAACTTATAGAACGGATATAGTCGTTTTCTAATTTACCGTTGTGATATATCTACTAGTGCCGAAATGTCGTCTGTATTCGTCTTAATTTAGAGAACGAATATTTTCGTTTTCTAATGCACTAACTTAGTGCGTCAGCCTTTATATTAATTAATACGCTCATATTTGAGCCGGTTAAATATATATAGCTATTCAGTTCTATTACTGAACCCACATTTGAGCTGTGTATAAACCAACATCCTCACATTTGAGGGTATTAAGCTAAGTAGCTAATATGTCCACTTACGGACACATTTAACGAAGCCACATTGGGCTCGGTTATATACAAAAGGGTACCCCTAATTTGGGGTATCCTTTTTGTCATATTAAACCACTTCCCTATTTTAAGGCACAGGGTACAAGCGTACTTTTAAGTCCGTTTGTTATTGAATGAGATGCAAAGTTTTGACAGGTTATAAATAAAAAAACTGCACCCAACGGGTACAGTCATTTTAAAGGATACTCGCTTTTGAGTAGTAACTTTTATTAGATACATTCATCATCTTATAAAAACCTCTAAATATAAAAAGAATATTACTCAACTATTTCCCTTTCCTTTTACTTTTTTAGAGACTTAAAGACTAGAACTAAAATTATGAATATTAAAGAAACAGTAAAAACTGAAATCATTTAAATCCCTAGCACGTAAATGGTTACTAACTAATTTTATTTAAATACATAGAAAAAAGCCACCTCTTAGGGTAGTTTATCTAATAATCGGCTAAATATCTGTCGAACACGTTCGCCTGTTACCATGAGCATTTCGCCTATCTTCTCATACGACCAACCATGAGCGAGTAAATCGAAAACAACGAACTCTTTATCTGTACCAATGTTTTCAATTACTGACGATAATTCATTAAAAAATATATGTTCTTCAAAATTATCGCTCGTTTCTATCGATGTTTTAGGGTGATCTAGTGAAAAGAAATTATTTATATTCTCTTCGTGCAATGGCAGTTCTTCTTTCGGTGGTTCATAGTTCATTATAAAGGCTCTAACGCTTTTCTTGTCATATATCATAGATATATACTTCTTTTAGCAACACGGTGTAATATTACTTCTCTAGCATGCTTAATTGTGTACTCTGTTATCCCTAAAACATCTGCGATAATGTCATAAGGTTGTTTATTCCACCATAACATATTAATTAATTGCTGCTCTTGTAGTGTCGCATTGTTATATACTTGGGTAATCCCTTTTACGATACTGTTAACTCTATTATATCTCTGTTCAGTCATTTGACTAGCTTGTGTTTTGTACTCATCAACCAATGTTTGATAGTTTTCCATGTATCCACTCAGTATTTTATAATCGAAACTCTTTAAAGCTCTCATATAACTAACTCCTCTCTTTGCGTTTGTAATGTAGTTCTTACTTTTTCTACTTCTTCATCGAAATATTTTCTTTGTTCTTTTAAATGGTCTCTCTGACGGATTAGACGAGCTTTATACGTGGCTTTATATAAATCTTCACATAACTTCTCGATGCTCCTATAAGGCTTATAAACGCCATTTGTACGCATGTAGTGCATTATCTCTTGTTGCTCATGATATGAATAAGTGCTGACAATACTTTTAAGTAAATTCATGCGTTCCAATGATTGATTTTTATAACGTTCTAACTTTTCTTTTTTCTCAACAATCCATATAACTAACTTCTCTAATGGATAACTAGTGAAAATTACCCCCGTCGCTTCATCACTGGTCATATGTGAGATGTTCAGATGATACATAGCATTTATTTGTTCTTCGAGTGCTTGGCATTTTCTGTTTATAAATTGAGGATTGTATTTAACCAACAACTCATATTCTGAAATGCTTTCTTCTTTTTCATAACTGAAAATATCTTTATTTTTCTTCAGCAACAGTTCTGCACTCCTTTAAATTTTATCTATTTTATTTCCTGATTGGCTTTGTATTTTCGTTTAGTCGTTATCTGAAATTCCGAATTGGTCATAAACAGATTGTTTCTTAGGCGTCTCATTCTTAGGATCTAATATCTTTAGTCTAGATTCTACTGTTAAACCTAACTTAGATGAAATACTATTCAATTGTGCCAGTGCATCGCGTTTAATAGCATGGTTTTGATTTAATTTAGTGCCTCTTTCAGTAACAATTACTGCACCTTCTTGTTTCATACGTTCAGTGGCTTGAATATAATCCGAATAGGCTTGGCAATATGCGGACACCAATGCTAAATCTAAACTGGCAATTGGTAACTCTTTTAGTAATGGATATATTCTAAACCATTCTTGTTTTGCTCTATCATCTAACCACTCTGGAGGTTCTGCGTTTAAAGGAGTAAGCTGTTTCATTGCTTCTTCCGTTGCTTTCTTATTTTCTTGTTGTTCGACTGTTAAATTACCTTTTTGTTGAGATAATAATTTTCTTGGTGGCATTTTCGTTTCTCCTTTCTAAGTCATTTAATGTAAAGTGAAAAGTCTTTACGAATATTTAAGATTTCATTTAGAATTTCAGTCGAAGATAAGTGCGGCTCGTTTAATCTTTAAATAAATAAAGTATGGGGATTATCGAAGCCCCGCAAAAAAATAATTTTAAAAAATAAAACTTCAAAAAATTATCCACCGTGAATTTTATTGTGACACCCGATACACACTGCCTCTAAATTATCCATATCCAATCTTTTACCTCAACCTTTCAGAATTATCTATATCAATATACATTTATCTTCACTAATTACCATGTTCTCTAATTGCTTCATATAAGCCTGTCATTAGCTTTTAAGCAGTTCTCTATATTATTTAATCCTATTCGTTCTTATCTTCCTTATAACAAGCCTGAAACTGAATCTTAAACTGTTCTATGTCACGTTTGTTCTCTCAACATTTCTATCATCATTCTTCATTCTCTTTTATTTATAATTTCTTCTTTCTTGTTCTAAATAATTTTTCTTTATTTCAAGTCGAAATGACAAAACAATTTTAATTTTTTTATTTTCATTTCTCATTTCAAAATTCTATTTCACTTTCTGACTTCTCATTTACTTTTATAATTTTCTTTCTCGTTATCATTCTAATATCTTTAACTAAAGCTCAACTTTGATTTGTTCAATTAACAAATTATCTTCTTAACTCTTTTATCTTCTAACATAAAAAGATAATTGTTGCTTCTACTTTATTTCTTCTAAATGCTTTTGATGTTTAACACAAACATAATTGTTTCTTCTACTTCAATATAATTAATATCTCTAACACATATTGGATTACTCATATACATTTTAGTGTATTGCCTAGACACTCTATCAAGCTATCACCTTAATACCATAGAATAATATCTATGCCCTTTATACTTGCAGCGTACACTTTTATACAGTCACACAATCATAGCCCTGTAACTTATGTGAGGTACTCATATATAGCCTCTGTTTACTTATACTGTTGATTTATCTATACTATGTGATTAATATAATCTGCTGCATATTAATTACTTCATAATGTCTTTGGTTTACCTATACTTCCTATTAAGTATACTATTGGCTCACTTATACACGAGACCACTTATAAAAGAAAGGCCATCACATATATTAAAATGATGACCTTGTAAACATGCCTTAGACATAGAAATTCAATTGAACAAATGAAGGAGAAACTCATAGCTATTTTAGACTTTAACAAAGAGCGCTCGTTATTAAAGATATTTATTATCTCTAACATCTTTATTATAACATAAAAAGCTCAACCATGCTATTTTAAGCGCTTTTTAAATTGATAGAAACAGCTAAAATTTCACCTATGTGACTTACCCTATTATCTTTACCTTCTGCATTTTTTACATACACGTCAACACTATCCACTTTATTATTTTTGATTTGTTCAAATGCTTTATCTTTTGTATGATCCCCACTCTTCCAAGCATGAATGAGTGTATGATTTTTCTTAACTATAAACTCCCTATTATTTCTCTGACTTGAAGCAATAATAAAGTTCAAATTGCCATTCATCATGACACAACTGTTTTTATTAAACTTAATCTTTTTAACTGCTTTCGGTTCGATTTCTCCTTCTTCAAAGTCACTCACTATATTTAACTTATTATCTACATCAGCCAGTTCTACAGGTACATTACTTGAACTAGCTAATATCATTAAATCTTCACCATTTTCAGTTACCTTTGCTCTGTTCCCTTTGTATCTAATGGCTGTAATCATTGTATTATCTCCTTACCATTTCTCTTTGCCGAAGTGATATTTCTGGAAGTCCTCTAATGACTCCTCTTTTAACATATCTTCGAGCAGCCATGAATAATCTCTAGGAGTTGTTTTACCACCGATTTCTACTTCATTAGCTAGTATTTGTCCTTTGTATCGATTATGAATATTACTAGGGTGCTGCTGCTCTTGTTTAACATAGCGTAATCGTGATATACGTCTGCCACCTTCATTTTTATTCTCAATCATTTTTCGATAAGTGGCTGCAACTTCTTGAAGTTTGTTTTCCATCTCTTTTCGATACTGTTCATGTGCTTTTTTGATGTCTTTCATTTCACTATCATATGCATCGTAGAATGATGTAAATTCATCATCTGTGATACTGTAATCCGATGTTTTAAGTTGTTCATCTATTTCCAATAACTCTTGTTCTAAATCAGCTTGTTGACGCTTTAATTTTGTAGCTTCGGCAAATTCATCTTGATGTTGATAGTGCATAATTTTAGCATTATTTTTTTTAATACGATCTACTAGCTGATCATATTGTTTTTGAACCTCTTTAGCACGTAATCTTTTACCATAAATTTGTTCATCAAAAATACTGATTGAATTTTCTTTTACTGTTTTATTCATACTTAGTAACCTCTTTTTTTCATTTTTTTAAATATTAATCTTTTAATCACATCATGGTAATGTAACTAACACTTATTGTTTGAAATTGTGTTATACTTCCAAATTCTAAACCTTTATTTTTATATTGTCTGCAATAAAAATTGTAACCTGGTATTAATTTCTTATCTAAATTATACCATAAAAGGCTCTATGAAGCCAATTGTGGTAGGTTTTGCTAATCCTTATATTTAATATCTGTTCTTACATCTTTTAAAATTCTGTTTATATATTGAAGTGCTTCGTGAATACCTGAAATAGCTCTTTGATTATTTCCTAATTCTCTATAATGATTTTTAAAAACTTCTAAATTAAATTGGTAATCCCACAACTTTATTTGTACAAATTCTCCGTTCAGCAGTCTATGAGGATATAATTCTATTTCTGCTGCACTATCTGGTGTAATTTCTAACCACATTTCATGTTCTGAATCAATTTTTATAAAAATCCCTGATTCTCTAATCAATTTTCTTAACTTGTCCCATTTCATCTGTGCTATCTTCTTCTCGAACGTCTTGCCTTTGTTTATATATTGCTTTTGTATTGTTTTCACATTTAATTTCTCCTTTTACTTATATAATTTAGATAATTTTTAACTCTTGCAATTACTAACTCAAAACTACCTTGAGCAATTAACTTATAGCTAGTTCTATGATTTGTATTAGGAATAAAACTCTCACGCCATGCTACCCATTGACCTTTAATAAATTCAACATAAACATCTGATACATGACTGGTTGAACAAAAATAAATTTCGTTTGGTACGCCTACAATTAAGCCAATCTTTTTAGCTTGCTCATCTAAATTATAATCTTCTTTAACGGCTTGCACTTCTAACTGTCGCCTCCCATTGTCTTTCAGTTATCACATCGCCATTTTTATTATCACCAATTAATATACGTAACGGCTCAATATCTACATTACATTGATTTGCGTAACTTACTGCCTTATATAAATCGTCATTTCTATATTCACTTTGCCCGTCTATAATACGTTGGTATGCACGTTTACCTTCTCCACCTTTGCCACCTCTCACATGAGCAAAACTCTGATTAGGTAACATGTTTTTGATTGAATATGGCTCTAACGTTTGTTGTATATAATTACCTTGTTTGGAAAAAATTCTATTTTCAAATTCACCTTGATACATCTTTGGTTTGATGCCATTATGTTTGTACTTTCCTTTATCCGTTCGACTACCTGCAAGCACAAAGTAACTATTATTGTGTGCTTTAATATCTACTCCAGGTAAATATCCGATTTTCTGACCATAATTAATACCATTACGTTTATAAAAAATGATATGTTTTCCACCACTTGCTGTGGTTTGTACTAATGTATCCTGTGCATTAGATACAATTTCATCATAGTAAGGTATGTCTTTGATACTTTCAAAACCATTTTCACCGTCTGCATGGTTTATATCTATATCGATACACCATACGTTACGAGTAAGAACGCCTAACATATTTGTCTGATGATATTTGTAAGAATGATATTCAATAAATTCATTGGTTACATCTTTATCTGCAAATGATACTGTTGGTGTTTTATATTTATTAAGTGGTATCACTTCAATATTCTTTTTTAATAATTGTTTCGCTACATGATAACCTGTCATTGAATATCACTCCTTTTTAAACCTAACCCTTATAACCTATATTTTGCCTATAAGAGCCACTTTAAATTTAACTATCAATGCAACTATAAGAAATATGAGTTATAAGGGTTAGACCTTGATGTTTCACAGTTTTAAGGGTTATTATAAGAGTTAGTGAAGGTTATACTAACCCTTATCTAGTAAATCTAAAGCCATATTAAAGAGTTCCGAGTTTTCTATCTCATGTACTTTCATATTTATACCATCAATCCATTTTTGGTTATTAATACCAACGCCAATCTTTTTCATGTCAATTTTTGCTTTGTTATAACGTAAACTTTTATAATCTTCTTCTATCAATCTTTGCAATGTCTCATCACCTGAAAGAATAAAGCCTTGCTTAGATAATACTTTCAACATAACAACTTGTGTCTCAGTCAATTCTTCTTCACTGAAATAATGTTTCAATGTCACATCTTTAAATCTAAATTCTCTACCGATTTCTTTAAGATATTCTAAACTTGTGATTAAAAACGAGACTGATGCTATTTCTGAATCTTCATCATTTGGCTGTACAAAATTCCAATAAGGCTCAAAAATCTTGTATCTTTCATCGTCAGTTTCTCCATGTGGTCTATCTTTGAAAGCTATTTTTATTGTTCTAGTTGTATTGGCTGTAATTTCTCCAGTATCAACGCTTTCATTTGTATCAAGTATCAAAACGGATTTATTTTTAAATGTGAATGCGTTTCGACCAATACCACGACCAGAAATTGTTTCACCAGTTGCTATTTTTCTTAGTATTCTCATCATGGGTTTAGTGATTTCGCCTGTTTCATTAGCATGTGCAATATCTGCGCCATAAAAGTTCATCCATTCGTTAGCTGCTTCAAAACCACCTGAAACGAGTCCATCAAAGTTCACTTTGTTAACGTGTAATAGTTTATTAAATGTAGTTATAAATAAACCTTTACCAGAACGCCCGAAATCTTTAAATAAGAACCACTTTTCGGCTTGAATGAGTTTCATTTTTCGATACATTGTATAAGCATGTACCAGTTTTAAATTATGTTTACTTTTCTCATTATCAGTAACCAAATCATAAAAATCATTTGGCGTTTTAAAATCTAAATCATTGTAATTTACGTCATACTTAATAGCGTATAACCCATTATCTTGTGGCTTATCTTTTGTAAGTTTTAATTTCTTGCAGTTATATATGAAATCATTACCAGCAACACTATACGGATAAATTTTGTAATTATGATCTAAATTTAGATGTTCACGATATAACTCGAGCATAATATCCAAAAAGTCATCTATTTGGTTTTTAGGTTCAACGGGATAACTCAATTTAAAATTAGTATCTTCAATCACTTCATATTGATTGTTTTTTACGATAAGAAAACTATCCAATTGTTCTGAATAGATGACCTTATCAGAAATTAAATCTGCAATAAAACGAGCATAATTATTAAAACTATCTGATTTAAAATGTGCTTCTTTTTCATCTTGATCGTTGGTTTTAACAAAAATAGTTCCATATACAAGCCCAATTTCTTTAGGTTTTATGGTATAATTTAAGGTAAGATTATTAATGTAATCACCTGCAAAATCATCTTTTTTGCGGTGATATACGTTCCCTTTATTATCAAACACTTGTTTGTCAGTAGAGATAGAAGCGAAATTAATTCGCTTACTTATCTCTTTAATTCTTGATAAATTTGCTGTGTTGATATAATCTAAATTTGAATGAAATTCAAAATGCTTTTTATATAAACTCACTTCGTCCATGTTATCAACCTTTCATATGTGTTAGTATTTTAGTGGGTATTTAATTAAATGCTTTGTTTTATGCGTTATCTGATTCAGTCGCCAAACATACATCAGATGACGCTTTTTCTATATCTTCTAATACTGTATCTAGTTCTTTTAAATATATACTCAACAAGTCGATATGTTGCGTAATATAACGTCTATGTTCATGATAACTAGCGCCATGTTTTAACATTTCATTTTTGTTTAACATATGACCTGGCTCATGATTGAAATAATCCTCATCAAACCAGCCGAATGTTGTCACTGCATCATTGATTTTTCTTTTAATAATTTCTACATCTTCAATCAAACTTTTAGTTTCCCAATTCATTATTTAACTCCTTTTCTAAACTGAATTACTTTATTATCTTTTAATGTTGCTACTGGAACACCATAATAAGTACACATATTTTCTAACCTTTTATATTTCTGTTCCCAATTCTTAAATTCTTCTTCAAATTGTCCATACACACTTTCAAATTCAAATTGGAGATCGTCTAATACAATTTGCTCAATAGCTTCAGCACCTTTAATATCTTTTTCTTCTCTGTACGCTTTTGCCTTTTCCGTTAAATAACCTATTAATTCTGAAAGTCTTTCTGTTTCACCTCTTAACTGAGATACATTCATAGCTGGTATTGCCATATCGTCATATGCTTTTAAAATTTCTGTTATCATTTTATTTCACTCCATCAAAATTATTTTCAATTTGTTGTATTGCCCACTCAATGATTGCTTTTAAGTGTTCTTCACGATTAACTGTTTCAGTCCATTCATTATGACCTTCTTTAAAATGATGTTCATATTCTGTTGCTTTATCCCCAGCAGTTGTTCCTAACGTTGTATAAATATTTTGAATAACCTCTTTTTGTTCTTGTTCCATCTTCTACGCCTCCATTTTTTCATAATTTAATAATGCGATTGTGCTGCCTAATAAATAAATTGCTAAACCTACATGAAAAGATATAAATGCACTAGTTAATAAAGTCATTAAACTGATTAATAATAGTTGTAATGTGAATTTAACCATTTAGAACCTCCATCAACTTCTTAACATTAATCTGTTTTAAATCATTGTTGTGAATATCCATGTGAGATGTGAGTTGATTCATAAACGCATCAACATCTGATTTCTTAAATCGGTATGTGCTGCCTACCATGTAATACTTCATACCGTTATTAATAAGTAGTTCCTCAATCGTTGGTTTACTTAAATTTAGGTATTCAGCTAATTCTTTGTATGTCATAAAGAACTTTTCCCTAGCCAGTTCATCGACACGTTGATTAATTGCTTGCTCTAATAACTCACGTGCTTCTTGTTCATCAATATTGATATTGAACATCGGTTATGCCTCCTTATGCCATTTTTTGCTTGTCATTGTATTTGTCGTAAATGTGCTTTTTCACAGATAAAGGAAGATTGTATTTATCAACAAATACCATAAATTCTACTGTGTCATTTAACACCTGCTGTCTTAACTCCAGCATTTCCTGTGTCATATCTTGCTTTTTAATCATCTTAGGAAAGCCGAACACATTTGATACTGCTTTATTACTAATTGCTTGAGCTTTGCAATAGTCTTTTTTAGAAATAACTTCAATACCATTTTTTAAATTATCCATAGCTTCTTTTTGTTTTTCTTTGTCTAGCATGCGAAAGGCTTCGTATCCTTTAAGTCCTGTGGCTTGTCGTAATTCTTTAATAACTTGCTTAACCCATTTCTTAAATTCTTGAGCTTCATCTCGTCTACTATTCCAAATAGCTTCGTAAATACCTAGTTCTGATATAATTACAGCTTTTTGTTTACCTTTAAAGGTGTCCACATTATGGACAGCCTTTTCTGAATCATCTAATAATCTAGTCATATGTGGCGTGTGTGAGTACCCTAATACCTTTGCCACATCACTTGCTACTGCCCAATACTCATCGTCTTTTTCAATAAAACGTATTTCTTTATTATTAAAAATCTGTTTGATCATTGGTTATGCCTCCTTTTGTAATTCTTGAATAACATTAAGGTTAAAAATTTTTTCTGGTTTTTCATCTAAACCAGAAGATATTTTTTGAATGGTTTCCAAGCTGGGATTTGATTTTTGAGATTCTAATTTGTATATAGTTGTTCTGCTTATCCCACTTTTTCTACTTAATTCAGTAATGGTAATTTTTTTATTTTTTCGTATTCTTTTAACGTTGTTAACCATGAATAACACCTCCTGTTCAATATAATAATCTATATTGAAATTTGTGTCAACTATGATTTACAATAAAATTAAGAATTTATCTAAGGAGTGATTTTTGTGAATGACTTTGGAAAGAAATTAAAAGAATTAAGAGGCGACCAATCAATTAGAGAAGCATCTAGGAATATTGGTATAAGTCACACTTATTTAGATAGTTTAGAAAAAGGTATTGATCCAAGAACTGGCAAAGAAAGAAAACCTACAATTGAAGTAATTCATAAACTATCAAAATATTATAATGTTGATTTTTTTGATTTAAGCAGATTAGCAGGTGTGTTTGTATCAATTAAAGATACGCCTAAAGAAGTTAAGCGAGAAGAAATTAACAAAATGAAGAAAAGATTTAAAGAATATTTCAACGATACAGAAATTATTGTTAAAGAAAATTATCTTGATATTATGTCAAAAAAATTAAGTTCTCGTGAAATTATTTTTTGGCAAAATTTATATAACTTTTATATTCAAGAAAAAGATTCTGATTATCTAAAAATAAAAGATGAAGCAGATACAGATATTTTAACTTTTATAGCTTCCTTTTTTAAAACATTAACAGAAAATAAACATTCTAATGATGACGAAATATTTAAAGACATTTCGAACGATTTTAATAAATTCTTAAAATCGTACTTAAATATTAAGTAGGTGATTAAATGGCAAGTTACGATCAGATAGCTAAAAACAACTGGCGTTATCGCATATCACTAGGAAAAAATGGAGAAACGGGCAAATATGAATATATTTCTAAGACTGGCTTTAAACGTAAATCAGACGCTAAACATCAGGCTGAAATGATTGAACGTCAATTAAGAAATGGTGAATATATCCCTCCTTCTTCCAGCACCTTCAAACAAGTAGCTGATGATTGGTTATCACAGTATGCTAATGATGTAAAAGTGAGTAGTGTCAGAGCACGTGAGAAAGCCATACAGCACGCCATAGAGCGCTTCAATACTAAACCAATACAAACTATTAAGAAACATGATTATCAGCGCTTTGTCGACGATATGAGCGTTCAGTATAGCAAGAATTATGTTGATAGTATTGTCGCCTCTACAAATATGATATTTAAGTATGCGCATGATATGAGATTAATAAAAGCTATGCCTAGTGAGGGTATTAAACGACCTAAAAAGAAAGTAAGCGTGGAAGAATTAGAAGATATTGAGATACACAAAAAGTTTCTTGAAAAAGATGAATTATTTCAATTCCTGGAGATTGCTAAAAATCACCATTCACCACAGAATAGTTTTGAAGTATTTACCACTTTGGCATACACTGGCATGCGTGCAGGCGAGTTGTTAGCATTAAAATGGTCTGATATAGACTTTGAGAATAACACAATTAGTATTACCAAGACTTATTACAATCCGAATAATAATAAAAAGCATTATCAGATACTTACACCGAAAACTGAAAGTTCAATTGGTAAAATCGCGGTAGATCCTCATGTAATTCAATTACTCAAAGATTATAAGGTAAACGTGCAGGACACATGGAAAAATGAGCTTTATGTAGATAATAATTTTGTGTTCACAGATAATAACGGATATCCACTTGTGATTAAAAAGCTGCAATTATGGATAAAAGCTATACTAAAAAAGACTGACATAACTAACAAACAAATAAGCACGCATTCATTCCGTCATACACATTGTGCGTTACTGATTGAAGCAGGTGTACATATCAAAGAAATACAAGAACGCTTACGCCACAAAGATATAAATACCACAATGAACATCTACGCTAAGATTACCAACTCATACAAAAAAGACGCTTCCCACAAGTTTAGTAAACTCATGGAAAACGTCAGCAAAGAATTATTTTAAGATTTTTATGTCATTATTATGTCACACGATATTATCAAACGCCTTTAAATCAACGTTTATTGGCGTTTTTACATCATACCTGGCATGCCACCCATTCCAGGTTGTTCATTATTTTCTGGCTCTGGAATACTAGCAACGACTGCTTCAGTTGTTAAGAACATAGCAGCTACACTTGCTGCATGTTGTAACGCTGAACGAGTTACTTTAGTTGGATCTACTATACCTTCTTCTAACATATTAACCCATTCATTTGTTGCTGCATTGAAACCAACGCCCGCTTCAGCATGTTTTAAACGTTCAACAATAATTGAACCCTCTAATCCTGCATTTTCAGCAATTTGTCTAACAGGTGCTTGTAATGCTTTTAATACGATATTAACACCCGTTTCAACATCACCTTCTGCTTTAATTTCACTTACTTTTTGATATATATTGACTAACGCAGTACCACCACCAGCAACGATACCTTCTTCCACCGCCGCACGTGTTGAATTTAATGCGTCTTCAATTCTTAATTTACGTTCTTTAAGCTCTGTTTCACTTGCAGCCCCTACTTTGATAACAGCTACGCCGCCAGCTAGTTTTGCCAAACGTTCCTGTAATTTTTCTTTATCAAACTCTGAATCAGTTTCTTCAATTTGTGCTTTAATTTGACCTACACGAGCATCAATATTATTTTCATCACCATTACCATCTACGACTGTTGTATGATCTTTAGTCACTTCAACTTTATTAGCAGTACCTAGCATATCAAGAGATGCATCTTTAAGTTCTAAACCTAAATCATCAGTAATGACTTGAGCACCAGTTAATATTGCTAGGTCTTCTAACATTGCTTTACGTCGATCACCAAATCCTGGGGCTTTAACTGCTACAGCAGTAAATGTTCCACGCATACGGTTTAAAACAATATTAGTAAGTGCATCGCCTTCTACTTCATCCGCAACAATTAAAATTGGTCGACTAGCCTGCACAACTTGTTCTAATAATGGAAGAATATCTTGGAATGATGAAATTTTCTTATCCGTTACTAATATATATGGACGTTCTAATTCAGCTATCATTTTATCTGAGTCAGTTACCATATATGGTGATTGATAACCGCGATCAAATTGCATTCCTTCAACTACTTCTAATTCTGTATTAAACCCATTTGATTCTTCAATAGTGATAACGCCATCGTTACCTACTTTATCCATTGCTTCAGAAATGTAGCGACCGATTTCTTCATCTGCTGCTGAAATAGCTCCAACTTGCGCTATCTCGTTCTTATTTTCAACCTTTTGAGAAATCTCATGAAGCGCTTCTATAGCCACTTGCACTGCTTTGTCAATACCTTGTCTTAAGCCTACAGGATTTGCACCACTTGTAACATTCTTAAGACCTTCCTGAATCATTGATTGTGCTAAAACTGTTGCTGTAGTTGTACCGTCCCCAGCGATTTCATTTGTTTTATTCGCAACTTCCTGCACTAATTTTGCACCCATATTCTCATATGGATCTTCTAACTCTATTTCCTTAGCAATTGTTACACCATCGTTGGTAATTAAAGGTGTTGTGTAATCCTTATCTAGAACCACATTTCGCCCTTTAGGTCCAATTGTAACCTTTACAGCGTTTGCTAATTTATCAACACCACGTAACATTGCTTGACGCGCATCTTCAGAGAATTTAAGATCTTTTGCCAT